GTCATCTCCTCTGCCGGACTTAGTCTCGGCACTAATGAGGCGGGGTTTAGGTACGGCAATCTCCCCTGGAGATTCCTTGTTCCTAATATCCAAGAGCTGCTGACAATAAATGGTAAAGTATCGAAAGATACCCCATTTGTCTTCGCTTGGAACCATTGTGGTAATCCTTGAAGCGTCAGCATAACCTGTCAGGTCTGCAGGGTCGTCGCTGGAGTCGATTTGATCGTCACCGGCTGTTGCAAAGGTTTCTGAGACGTTGTTTCGCCTTGCGTAGCAATTCGCTACTAAGGCAAGGAAGGTCAGTACTATTTTAGTACCAGGATCTCCCATTAAACAACCACGGTTTGTTACAGTAACAATACCGTCCTCCTCGATCACCCTAGGTGAACAAAGGAGTGTCGTGTAACCTTGGCCATACCCTTTCTTAAGAGCTCCAAGCTCGTCGAAGAGTTCACTCATTGCAATACGTCCAGCATCATGCTGGATGTAGTCTGTTGCCTGTTCAAAGTCACCGACCATGACATAGTCATGTCGTTTGCCTCCTGTCATCCGCAACCACTCATGTAGTTGCGCACCGGATGAAAGCCCTGCTTTCAGCCCGGGGACGGACTCCAGAAGTTCACGCATAGCGTGAGCGTAAGGTTGTCCGTAGACGATAAGGGCGGCTAGCGTCTTTGTAGCAACTCTAACCTTACACCCGGGTTCTCCGATAGGTATTCTACCTACCGGAACCGGTTTTCCGGTGGAAAAGCCTTGATTGTCAAGGTATCCACCCTCTAGTAAGGTTAGAAACGACCAAGAAAAGAGCTGGAAACCAGTTCTCTCTTGTTCTGCATTGCTGAACTCTTCTGTGAGCAAACCAGTGGACCTCCTCGCAGAGGAGGGCTCACTGGTTGCTACTGGCATCATTGGAGGTTTAACGGTCTTCCATCGTGGAACACCTGCCTCTTCAATTACAGATTCTCCCGTAGGGAGTACTGTGTTGCGAGTGGTGTCAGGCTTGCTCATGAGCCAAGCTCTTAAACAAGACAAGATGAATTGTTTCTTCCCTCCATAGTCTCGGGTGTTTTCAAAACACGCTGAGTTGGAGATAGAAACGTGACCGCTGTTTCTCTTGAACCAACCAGACTCTTTTGCCTTGGAAAGAACGATTTTCGCTGCTTTCCGGGCGTAGATTCTCAGATTCTCCTTATCTTTGGAGGCCATAGGCCTCCCGGAGGTGAGTACTTCCAGGTGTCTATCCAAAGCGTAACGCTTTGTGATATGGTCACCTGACGGAAGTCCTCTTTTATCTGAGAGGATTCGGCAATAAGCCATTTCCTTTCTACTAAGAGTGCC